TAGAATTGAAAATTCTGTCATTCTTGGGGTTGCTGATCTATTGGGTTATAATGTTAATTCTACCTTTTTCACATTAGAGTTAAAAGTTGCAAGAGGTAACAAGATTACTTTCTCACCCCATCAAATAGCCTTCCACATTCGACACCCAAAGAAAACTTTTATCTGTGTTAAGGGGCAAGGTTCGAGGTCGCCGAAACTTTTTGAAGGGTCAAAGATCCGAGAACTTTCAAAAGTGGGATTTAAATCAAGGGCATTGGCTCAAGGTTATGAAGAAATAAAAAAGATTTTAGATTCTTTGTGATTAATTTCCGATATATTGCGATTATCGGAAATTAGTAGTGATAACCTTTTATTTATCACTACCAATAATTTAAGGTTCTTGGTTCGTGGTTCTTGGTCAAGGGATCCTAAACAAACACCAAACACCAAAAAACAAAGACCCCCATCCCCCCTTTTTTTACAAAAAAGTTACTTATATTGTGTACATGTGCTAAGACCTAGATTGTTAGGGTTGGTAAAAACGTTTTCGTTCGATATAGTGACCTAAAAAAAATTTTGCAAAATTTTAAATGAATTTGGATACAGTAGACATAAGTAAGTTACCCTCAGATGTTAGAAAACAATTCTTGCAGCTTAAAGTTATGTACGCTGAAAAAAAGATACAGAATAAGGCTAAGAATGATTTTTTAAGTTTTGTTAAATGTGTATGGCCTGATTTTGTAGAAGGATCCCATCACAGACACATTGCAGACAAATTTAATAAATTAGCTACGGGTGAGATTAATCGGCTAATTATTAACATGCCCCCGAGACACACCAAGTCGGAGTTTGCCTCATACTTACTACCGGCTTGGATGGTGGGCCGTGAGCCAAAGCTCAAGATTATTCAAGCAACGCACACGGGTGAACTAGCAATAAGATTTGGTCGTAAAGCTAAGAACTTAATTGATAGTGAAGACTACGCAAAAATATTCAAGACGACACTTCAAGAAGATTCCAAAGCAGCAGGACGTTGGGAGACAGCACAAGGTGGTGAATACTTTGCAGCTGGTGTTGGTGGTGCAATCACTGGACGTGGTGCAGATTTATTAATCATTGACGACCCACACTCTGAGCAAGATGCAATGTCCAAGGTTGCATTAGAGTCAGCCTACGAGTGGTATACATCAGGACCTCGTCAACGTTTGCAGCCAGGTGGTAAGATAGTTTTGGTTATGACTAGATGGAGTACAAAAGATCTAACAGGTATGCTTGTTAAAAATCAAACAGAGGCTAAGGCTGATCAATGGCACGTGGTCGAGTTTCCAGCAATCATGGACCAAGGATCAAAGATAGCTAAACCTGTATGGCCTGAGTATTGGAAGTTAGATGAATTAGAAAAAGTAAAAGCAACATTGCCTGTTGCTAAATGGAATGCACAATGGATGCAGAACCCTACAGCAGAAGAAGGTGCAATATTAAAACGTGAGTGGTGGCGTAAATATACGGGTGAAGAGATACCACAATTACAACACGTGATACAATCTTATGACACTGCGTTTCTTAAAAAAGAAACCGCAGATTATTCAGCAATCACCACTTGGGGTATTTGGTATCCTAGTGAGGATGAAGGGGCTAATCTTATTCTTCTCGATGCTATCAAAGGCAGATACGAGTTCCCTGAGTTACGAAGATTAGCCCTTGAACAATATGGGTATTGGAAACCTGAAACAGTCATTGTTGAGGCAAAAGCTAGTGGTTTGCCTTTGACCTATGAGTTAAGAAAGATGGACATACCGGTTGTAAACTTCAGTCCAAGTAAAGGTAATGATAAACACGCACGTGTAAATGCAGTTGCACCTTTATTTGAAAGTGGTATGATATGGGCACCAGAGCAAAAGTTTGCTGAGGAAGTCATAGAAGAATGTGCTGCATTCCCATATGGCGATCATGATGACTTGGTCGATTCAACAACACAAGCCATCATGAGATTTAGACAAGGTGGATTGATCGATCACCCTGAAGACTATGTTGATCAAAAGGAAGCTAAACCAAAAAGGAATTATTATTAATGTCTGATCTATCTGACGAATATACAAAAAATTTTACAGCCGAGAGAAAAAAAGAATTTAATAGAAGATTTCGTGATGACTATGATGGAGCTATGTCAGAACGTTCTAATATTATAAGAATATTAATGGAGATGAGAGAGTTAGGTTTAGCAAAAGGTGGTCGTATTGGTTTAAAAGAAGGTTTAGGATCTTTTGAAACTAATGATCCAGAGAAGGCGATGAAAGAAATTATTAATAGAATTATAAACAAAAAAGCTATCGCGACTATCCCTATTTCTGAAAATATGTTCTTGAACCTTGGACCAGAAGTCGGTGAAGCTGAATTAGGTGGTATTATGGAATTACTTGGGGGTAAGTTAGGTTTTGGTGCTAGTAAAGATAAAGGCATAGGTTTTGAATTTATAAAAGAATTTAATAAAGGTGGACTAGCTAAAATGCTAGGTGAGTAATGGTTAAAAAACTTACAACTACAATACCACCATTACGTGGCCCTAATCCACAAGGGTTGAATATTCCATTAAAACAAGTTAAAACAATCCAACTGGAGAAATTAAATGGCAGAAATAGACAAGGGTCTTCCGAATACTCGAACAAAGTTAGACATTCCTTCGCAAGAGGAAATAAAAGAAGTTAGCGTTCAAGAACCAATAGATAACAAAGGACCGATAGAGGTTATACCAGAAGAAGATGGTGGTGCGATTTTAGATTTTGAACCAGGTGCAATCAATGTGCCAGGAACCGAAAATCATTTTGATAATTTAGCAGATATATTACCCGATGATATTTTAGAACCAATTGGTTCTGATATGGTTAATAATTACATGGATTACAAAGCTTCAAGAAAAGATTGGGAACAATCTTATACTCAAGGTTTAGATTTATTAGGGTTTAAATATGAAAATAGAACAGAGCCTTTTCAAGGAGCAAGTGGTGCAACACATCCAGTTTTAGCAGAAGCAGTTACACAATTTCAAGCACAAGCGTATAAAGAATTATTACCAAGCGACGGACCTGTAAGAACACAGATTATAGGAATTAAAAATCCACAAACAGAATTACAAGCGCAACGTGTTAAAGATTATATGAATTATTTAATTATGGATCAAATGAAAGAATACGAAGCGGAGTTTGATTCTATGTTGTTTCATTTACCACTAGCAGGTTCTACATTTAAAAAAGTTTATTATGATGTGCCACTTGGCAGAGTAGTATCTAAGTTTGTACCTGCTGATGAATTAATAGTGCCTTATACAGCGACGAGTATAGAAGACGCAGAGTCTGTAATACATGTTGTTAAAATGTCAGAGAATGAATTACGAAAACAACAAGTTAATGGTTTCTATGTAGATGTGGATCTTGCACCACCAAGCAGCGTTGAACAAAATTCTGTTGAGAAAAAAGAAAGAGAATTAGATGGCACAAAAAAATCTGGTAAACAAGAAACAATATATACTTTATTAGAGTGTCATGTAAACTTAGACCTAGAAGGTTTTGAAGATATAGATGGTGATGGTCAGCCAACTGGAATTAAATTACCATATATTGTAACTGTTGAAGAAGGTAGTAGAACAGTTTTAGCAATAAGAAGAAATTATGCGCCTAATGATCTAAAGAAAAATAAAATCCAATATTTCGTTCATTTTAAATTTCTCCCAGGTTTAGGGTTTTATGGCTTTGGATTAATCCACATGATTGGCGGACTAAGCAGAACTGCAACAGCTGCACTCCGTCAATTATTGGATGCAGGTACATTATCAAATTTACCAGCAGGATTTAAACAACGAGGTGTAAGAGTTAGAGATGAAGCATCTCCTATTCAACCAGGTGAGTTTAAAGATGTTGATGCACCAGGTGGTAACTTACGTGATGCATTCTTCCCTTTACCATACAAGGAACCATCACAAACATTGTTACAATTAATGGGTGTTGTGGTATCTGCAGGACAAAGATTTGCAAGTATTGCTGATATGCAAGTGGGCGATGGTAATCAAGCTGCTGCAGTTGGTACAACAGTTGCGTTATTGGAACGTGGTTCAAGGGTCATGAGTGCAATCCATAAAAGATGTTACGCTGCTATGAAAGATGAATTTAAATTATTATCTAAAGTTGTGTCACAATATCTACCACCAGATTATCCATACGACGTGGTTGGTGGAACACGGAACATTAAACAAGCAGACTTTGACGATAGAATAGATGTAATGCCGGTTGCAGATCCAAATATATTTTCAATGTCACAAAGAGTGACCTTAGCACAAACGCAGTTACAAATAGCAACGTCAAATCCACAACTACATAACATGTATCAAATATATCGAAACATGTATGAAGCGATAGGTGTTAAAAATGTAGATGCAGTTTTACCACCACCAGCCCCTACCTCACCAATGGATCCAAGTATGGAACATATCAATGCGTTAGCAGGTAAACCTTTTCAAGCTTTTCCAGGTCAAGACCACAGAGCGCACATCACAGCTCACTTAAATTTCATGTCAACTAATATGGTTAGAAATAATCCTGCAATTATGGCAGCGATACAGAAAAATATTTTAGAACACATTAGTTTAATGGCTCAAGAACAAGTGCAATTAGAGTTTAGAGAACAATTAGGAGAGATGATGTTGATGCAACAACAAGCAGCAATGAACCCAATGGTACAACAACAGCTACAAGCACTTACAAATCAAGTTGAGGCTAGAAAATCTGTATTGATTGCAGAAATGACAGAGGAATTTATGAAGGAAGAAAAACAAATTACATCACAATTTGATAATGATCCATTGTTAAAACTAAAATCTAGAGAAGTTGACCTACGTGCAATGGAAAATGAGCGTAAAAAAGACAACGATAAGGCTCAACAAGACCTTGCAAGAGCAAGATTAATGCAATCAACAGAAAATTTTGAAGATAAATTAGATCAAAATGAAGATTTAGCTAAATTAAGAGCTGGAGTTAGCCTTGCAAAGAGCGGAGTTGACCAAGCTAAGGTTATGATAGAGGATTAATTATGCCATTGACAGAAAAAGGTAAAAAAATTATGAAATCTATGAAGAAACAATATGGAAAAAAGAAGGGTGAAACAGTTTTCTATGCATCTCGTAACAAAGGTGTTATAAAGGGTGTAGAAAAAGGCAAAAAAAGGAGCAAAAATGCAAAAGCTTGATAAAATAAAAGATGTTAAAGTTGCTGAACAGAGTATTGAAGTAGATCCTAGATCTAAAACTACTGCTGACCAAGCATTTAACTATATTGCTACAGGAAAACCTGAGATGCCAGTTGGTGGTCAGAAAAGAATGTTAGCAGAAAAGAAAAGAAACTCAAAAGCGTATTAATTTATGTGGTTATCGGCAATAAAATTAGCCGTCTCTGCTGGAAGTAAAATTTACGCTAACAAACAGAAGACAAAGATGGCAATGTCAGAGGCACAACTCTTACATGCTGATCGTATGGCTCGTGGTGAGGAAGCTTACCAAGGAAAGCTGTTAGAAGCTCGACAATCAGACTGGAAAGACGAGGCGGTTTTGATAATTCTCAGTTTGCCCGTGTTGGTGTTAGCCTACGCAGTGATATCAGATGACCCAACTGCGATGGACAAGGTAAAATTATTCTTCGAGATGTTCTCGCAGCTGCCGTCATGGTTCACAAATTTATGGATCCTTGTCGTGGCTAGTATTTATGGTATAAAGGGAACACAAATTTTTAGAAACGGAGGAAAAAAATAATGCCTAATAAATTTCACAGACAAAATTTAAGAATGGGTACTAATCCGTTTGGAAGAAAATCTAATCTAACAAAAATAGCAGAAGTTTTTGGTCCTAAGAAAAAAGATAAAAAAGTTAAAAAATCTAAAACAAAAAGAATGTTTGCTAATGTAGGTGGTGGAGCTGACACTGGTAGAATAGGTGAAATGAAAAGTAAACTTGCTGTTCTTAGTGATAAAGTAAAAAAAGATCTTAAAAAAATTAATAAAAAATTTAAAGGATCTATGTCTGATGAAGAATTAAAAAAATTAAAAGAAATGACACCTTCACAACCATTAGCTAAAGGTGGTTCTGCTAAAAAGAAAAAGAAATTTCCTGATATGTCTGGAGA